ATTTTTCCAGCTTCATTCAATACAGTATTACCTGCGAAACCAAGCTCTACGCCATTATATTTGACACCGTAGGATTCTTTCATCCCTGCGGGTAGATACAAATAAATAGTTCCGTCGTCAATGATTGTTTTCTTTTTAGAGTCGAATATATCGAATTTCAGATAGTCAACTACTTTAGTAGGGAACGTAGAGTCCTCACTAATCGCACTTTGAGCTCTGGAATGATTCGCTCCTAACGGTTTACTTCTTGGGAATACTAAGGGCATGAGTTATAAGGGACGCTATAAACCATCAAACACGAATAAGTATAGAGGTGATTACACCAATATTATTTATAGAAGTTTATGGGAAAAGAAGTTTATGCATTGGTGCGACAGAAATACTAACGTTTTGGAGTGGGGAAGTGAAGAAATTATTATTCCATATAGGTCTCCCTTGGATAATCGTATTCATCGCTATTATCCCGATTTCTATGTTAAGGCAGTCACCAGAGACGGTAAACTCGCAAAAAGCGTCATTGAGATCAAACCTCATGCTCAGACTACACCACCGAAACGCAGGAAACAGAAGTCCCGTACTTTTCTGAGTGAAGTTAAGACTTGGAATGTAAATGCTGCTAAATGGAAGGCAGCAAGACAATTCTGTAAAAAGAATCATATGTCATTTCTTATATTGACAGAACATCATCTAAACATTAAATGAGCATATTTCAGGACGTTAAGGATTTAGCAAACGGTTACCCCAAATCAAAGTCATGGTATAGGGAGCAGCTTCAGTTTGGACTGCAAGATTATACTGGTGCTTTTAATGTGGGTGATATTATATTCTTCAACTATAGTGCTCAGACACCAGATTTAAAGTTTTGGGATACTTTCCCAATGGTAAGGATTAGACGAGTTGATTACGATAAGAAGCAATTTGAAGGTGGTAATTTACATTATCTAAGACCAACGAATAGACAGAGTATGGCAAAAGCATGGGGAGCAGGGACTATTTCGTATCCTCGCCGTTGCCATCATAAATACTTTATGAGTTCATGTACACGTGTATATGATGTTCCTCAAGAGGAGATGGACGACATGGTGCCATTACCTATTGAGCAATTTGTTATTAGACCATCAGGACTAAAGAAGACACTAGAAGTCCCTAGTAGCATAATTTGGAGTAGATTAAAATGAGACAAGGTTTTCAGGCATTTGCCGATTCTGTTAAGAGTGGCATATATGAACCTGCTAGGAGTAACCTCTATGAGGTTAGGATTCCTCTACCTCAATGTATCTGGATGAATGAGCCTAATCTAAGGTCAAACCAGACTAAGATTGCTATGGGGATTGATATGCTTGCTGACCAAGTAACGGTACCTGGTAGAAGGGTAACTACTCAGCAAGTTAAAGATGTTGGACAACAACGTAACTATGCCACTGGGCAGGTGTCCAATCAATTCAGTGCTGAATTCATCATTACTAAAGATATGATGCATCAGGAATACTTTGATAGGTGGATGAATTATACTGCTAGTGATGCAGAGAATAGAGTAACTTTCTATGATGAGTATATTACTAATATAATGGTACTTAAGTGGGAACTCGCATCTAATGTAGTTGTTGACCACTCAACACCAGAATGTCCTTTCAACCATACCAGATTAAACAGAACATCAGCAGTCTGGCAGATGTATGGAGCATTCCCTACTGATATGTCAGAGCATTCATTTAACAACGGACAAGCAGGTTTAGTTAAACTTAACGTATCATTCAAGTATGAGAGGATGAGATTTGATACTGTTATGAATGATGTATTGCCATGGAAAGCAGAAGCTCCAGACCATATAAATTACAATCTAGGTGGAATGCCTGAGGTTGCAGACATATTAGGTCTGAATATAGCACAACCAGATGCATCCAATTTTAGCTGATAAATACCTTATATTAATGCGTACATTATGCCTTTACCAAAGTTAGCCATACCTGAGTATGACATGGAGTTGCCTGTAACAGGCACTAAACTATCATACAGACCCTTCCTAGTTAAGGAAGAGAAGTTGCTTTATCTCGCTATGGAGTCGCAAGACGACAAGCAGATGATTAAAGCAGTGAAAACAATTATTAAAAACTGCACCAGTCTGAAGACTAAAGTTGAAGATCTCGCTACTTTCGAGATTGAATACATCTTCCTTAGAATTAGATCTAAGGCAGTTGGTGAAGTCAGTGAGTTCACCATCATGGCACCCGATGATGAAAAGACTAAGGTGGAGATTAAAATCCCCTTGGAAGAAGTGCAGGTGCAAATCCCTGATGACCACACTAAAGAAATAACTTTAGCTGATGGTGTCGGTGTTATTATGAAGTATCCATCCCTTGATGTATTCATTTCACAGAATATGTCTGAGACTCCTGGACTTGATGATGTATTCAAACTCGCTGCTAGTTGTATCGAGCAAGTATTTGATAAGGATGAGGTATATGATGACTTTACTCCTAAGGAAGCACTAGACTTCTTAGAGAATCTAAATTCTGACCAGTTTGGTAAGATTCAAGCATTCTTTGAGACTATGCCTAAGTTATCTCATACTATACCTGTCTATAACCCTAAGACGAAAGTAACCAGTGATTTAGTATTGGAAGGTCTAGCATCTTTTTTCGAGTAGCCCTAATGCATGATAGTCTTGAGAATTACTACAAGACTAACTTTGCTCTAATGCAACATCACAAATACTCTTTATCGGACTTAGAGAATATGATACCTTGGGAACGTGACGTTTATGTCAATCTTCTCATGGCACATATACAGGAAGAGGAAAGGAGACAAAACCAAGACCAGAATAAAATGGCTCTATGACACTTAGAAGTTTTGTCAAAATAAAAACTGTAGCAGTCAAGAATCCTCTTGATGAAGGTTTCTCCTCGATCGGAAAAGGTATTAATAACATTGGAGATACTACATCATCTATTGCAGGAAACTTCCACCAAATCAATGAACTGATTAAGTTTGAGAGGGAGTGGTTAAGTAAGAAGGGCAGGAAGGATATAAAGGCACTTAATGAGGAGTCGGCAGAGAAGAAGAAGGGATTCAAAGATATGCTGGCAGGACTTAAGAAGAAGTTCGCTAAGGCAGGAAGGAGAGAGAAAGAGGAAGCTGCTGAAAAAGGATTAGAAGACCCTGAAGTAAAGAAGTCAGGTAACAAAGCATTTGCGGCAATTAAAGGTCCGTTTATGAAGGTCTTTGATTGGATAGGTAAGATATTAGGTGGGGTATTACAATTCTTTATTGGATATAAGGCATTAGATTGGTTAAGTAAAGCGAATCCAGCAAAGATAACAAAGACATTTAGGGCGATATGGGGTATTGCTAAGTTTATTGGCAAACTCATAGGGTATGGTGTGTTCGCTGTACTAGACGGACTCACTGGATTAATAGGTAAAGATATTAGTATAAATCCAGTTAAGAGAAAACTTAAGAGATTTGTTGGTGCTCTAAAGTTAGTAGCTGGAGTTGCAGCACTTGCTGGAGTAAGTGCTCTCATAATGCCATGGAAGGTGCTGGGTAATACAGCAATGATCCGTGAAGTCTTTGGCATGCATTCGTCAATGGCTGTTGAGAATGCTGCTGATAGAAAAGCAAGAATAGGTGGGTATAGAGATAAGAGGACTGGTGTAATATACACCAAGGAAGAGTACGCTGCAAATATGAAGGCTGCTAAGAGAGCAGATGCAGCAAGAGCGAAGAAAGCAGGTAAGGGGATGTCCTCTAACCTGTATCAGGATTCGGTGAAGGGTCGTTTCCAGACACAGTATGATAAGAGGAAGAAAGGTCCGATACAGAAACTCGGTCAAAAGAATAGAATAAGGTTAAAGAAAGCATTTGGGACAAGTCAAAGAGGTGGTGGAGGTGTAGGTAAAGGAATACTATCTAAAGGCACTCAGAAGGGTTTTGCTGTATTTGGTGGTGTCACCCGTATGGCATCAGGTCTTGCGAGTGGTGAAGATGCAACTCAAGCAGTAGGTGCAGGTGTAGGTCAAGCAGCAGGTGGTATATTAGGTACTGTTGCTGGCACAGCATTATTAGGTCCATTCCTAGGACCATTTGCACCTATGGTTGGTAACGTCATAGGTAGTTTCTTAGGTGAATTTATAGGTAAGACATTCCTACCAACTATTAAACCACTATTTGAACCTATTGGTAGATACTTCCAATTACTTGGTGGTTATGTTAGTGATGTATTCAAGCATGCTGGTGGTTTTGAGTTAGTAGGACAGATTGGTGAGTTATTCGGTACACTATGGAAGGTAGTGAGTCCTCTACTTGGTGGACTATGGGAGTTTATTAAGTTTGTAACTGGCACATCATTTAAGATAATAGGTGAGTCAGTAGGATGGGTATTAACCAATGCTAAGAGGTTAATGAATCCTGGGTCTGTCGCAGGTGGTGTTGTTGACTTTATGACATTCGGTCTGACTGACATGGATGGTATGAGTAGAGCAGCAGGTGGACCTGTTGATGCACCTATACCTCATATGGCAGGAGGAGGTCTTATAGGACCACAGTTAAGCATTATGCAGACCATAGGTGGTGCTATGCTTGCTGGTGTGGTAGGTGGTATCAGCATGTTGGGATTTGCTGGACCTGCTGCTT